TAGTCTTTGAATTCTGTTTGCCCTTTGAGGAAAATTTTCAGATTGTCTTTAACATCATCAAAGTCAAATTCTGTTACATTTAGTCTTGTATCATTTACTGCCATTATCGTAATCTTTCTAGAAATACTGTTAGGTCCACTAATTCGGTTGGAGCATTCACAACAAAAAATTCTATTGTACACTCATATTCATTACGATCTAAATTTGGTTGAGCCCGAACACCAATTAATCTTGCTCTAGGTTCAAAATTTACAATTACATCCTCTATCTTTCTTGTAAGAATGTGTGCTGTCAAGGGAGTCATCGGCTCAAATAATATTCCTCTCACACCAGAACCAATCTCTGGATGAAAAGGTTTTTCATAATGGTTAGTCAACACAAGATTACGAATAGAGCGCTTGACTGCTTGAATATCAGTTACCTTACTGATATCTTTAGATGTTGCCTTCTTGGCAAAAAATAAATCCAAGTCCGTATACTGCCGCACATTACGATCAATATCATTTTGACCTTGTGCATCAGTAAATGCGTCCCAATCACTAGGTGTTCCTGCTGCCATTATAGACTCCTCTTTTTATTATTTATAAGATGTCTCATAATTATCTGCGATATTAACTTCCGATATTATTGCCTCAATGTTGTCGTGCCAATAGTTTAAAAATCTATGTACTCTTGGATACTCTGGTCTTACGTCTGCTGTTTGCCAAATGAACTCTTGAAGTATGTGAGTATAATCCGGCATCCAGTATAGGACATTTATAGTTACTATGGTATTTCTTACCAGTATCATTGTTAAATAGGGCCAGCAAAGTTTGGATCATAGTTATCTAGACATTTGTATTTTACTCTAAACATATATCCACTTTTTGGATCGGTATCATAGTCACGAACGTGTGATGTCACTGTTATCGTTTGCCCATCTAGAGTGTATGTATCATACGGATTCGACTTCTGCCGGATTGAGAGGCGGCCGCCGCCTCTTCGGCGAATATTTTCGTCAGAATCATAGTTTGAAATGTACCGCCACCTACCCACTTTTGTCCCAGACTTGGCATTTGGATCAAATCCATATACACTACCAATAGATGTTGGAGTATTTTTTAAAGTAAATTCCGAATCGATTGAGCCAGAGACATCATCTATTAGAATATATTCTTTGATTCTTCTTATCCTGCTAGTAAATCCATTTGATCCGACTGGCGAAACATTGCTGCGTTTTCTTTCCGTTACTTCTCCTCCAGAAGTTTTAATTGTTTCAGTTTTTGTCGTAGTTGCTGTTGTAACAGTTGTTGAAGCTCCAACTGAATTTTTAGGAGTTGTAGCTTCTATTGTTGTTACACTACCTTTATTATCACTAACTGCTATCTTTGTAGTTTCTTTTGCTACTCTGTATGGACCAATATCTTCGGTCGGCACTTCCTCACCAATTTCATTATAAGATGTAAATGTTGCTTCAACATCAGCTTTTGCAGCAGTAAAATTAGCATTTGCAAGCTGAACAGAAACTTCCTCTTTTTCTGAATCAAGAGCTGGTTGTAATACTCCAATTGCTTTTTCAACAGCAGCACCTCCAGCAGCTGGAACTTCAAAATTAGGAACAGCATCACATAAATTTCCAGCACCCGTTATTGCTGTTGCAGCATCTGAAACTAAAGTATCCAAAGAAAATCCACTAGCAGTTAATTCAGTACCAAACTTTGTTGTAATATCAGCAAGTAATCTCGTATATTGTCCACTGCCTGGAATCAAGCTAGATAAACTAGTAAGTTGCCCTTGTAAGTTTACATTGGGAAGTGCTGGCAATACTGGAATCATTGCTTTAAGGTCTGCTACTAATGAAGTAACATCAGTATCCAAAGTAGCTTTAAGTGCCGAAGCATCAACCTCTAATCCATCAGTAGCACTGGTCATCATTGATTCAAATTTAGTTTGAATCGCATTAAACTCTGGACTTGCGCCACACAGATTTGGAACTTTAAAGTCGGCCATATCAATCTCCTACATTAACATTTAAAGAACCAGCAGCAGTTTGTGTATTTGTGTGTTCCAAAGTATCTATTGCTGCTGAGTCTGGTGTATTATTAACAACTGCAATTCCACCTATAAATACATTGTTCGATCCGGCAGTTAATGCACCAGCACCATGAGAATTTATATTTCCATTTATCGCAATTAACTTACTGTTTGCATAAACTGTTGTATTTCCACTTACTACTGTAGTGGCACCACAAGCTCTTGCATCTTCATGTCTATGTACGGCTGCCATTTAATTCCCCCAACCTAGTTCAAGTTAATCAATGCAGAATCTACATCTACTTCTGTTGTTGCATCCATATCAATAGTTGTCTCTGATTTAATGTGCATAGTTGTAGCAGATTTTAAATTTAGTTTATCACCAGACTTGAATGATGTAATACCTGATAAAGTTGTTGTAGATAAATTATTATTAGCAACTATGGTAATATCACCAGAAATTGCGTATGGTTCTTCAGCATATGTGGGCCCTGTTGCAGCAATCTTGATAGCATTTTGTACACTTAGGCTGCTGGTATCATTAATGATTCTAACTTCAGACTTTTCAATTATTGTATCAACATTTCCAGTAATTCTACCTTTCACATCCCCATTAATTTGATATCCATGATTGCCCCGTATCTCTTCTTCACGATTTCCACCCGCCACACCAGCACCAATTTTGACACGATGATTTTTGTGGATTTTTTGAGTATAATTTCCCTCAACCTCTAAATGATAATCGCCTTTGATGAGTTCTCTAACATCTCCACCCACTGTTAAATCAACATTTCCGGCAAGATAGACTCTAGAAGCACCAGCAACAATTTCATAGTTGTCACCGATTACTTTTACAACTTTATCTCCTTTAGGATGTATCTCTTCAAATGTTCCAGAAGTATGCTGAGTAAATAATCTTTCTGCGCCAGGAGAATCATCTATCTCATGTATATGTCCAGACTCACTTTCATGAACATGGTTGTAAGGATATTGTCCAGAACGATAAACCTTTGCATTTTTTGTTGTTGATTTAGGATGTGGTTCATTCCAAAATCCACGAGTCTCTTCAACAGAAGCATCTGATACTTGTTTAAGATAAGGCTGTGTTGCAGTAGGAACACCAGTACCCTTTACATCTGTTGCAAGACTGGCATCATCTACCCCAACAGTTGTATCAACTTCTGTTGGATCACCACGCAACCTTCTCAATCGTCTATTGATAAGAGAGTTGTGTGTCTCTGATGTTCTACCTTGTGCTAAACGATTAGTATCTACTTCACCTTCTTCGTGGCCAGATTTCATAGAAGCTTCTTCACCATCTACAGGATATGGCCCATAGGTAGGTTTACCGGCATATTCTGTTTGATTTGTATATGGGCTTCGGGGATCATTAAACCCTGTTGCATAATCCGCTGGACCAGAAGGAACACCCGGCAAAGAACCTATAATAACAGGTTGTTGTTTTTCTTGTGCATCTCTAAAGAAACCAATTACCCAACTGCCTTCAACAAGAAAAGAGGGAGTGCTGCCCATACCATGCATCGATGGGTCTGTAACAGGATGCATAACATGAGCCCACGGCAAATCAGCAGTAGGAAGGGAAGTTAAATCTTCTGTATGAAATCCAAGACAACGAACACGAACTCTACCCAAGAGCTCAGGATCGTTTCTATCTTCTACAACACCAACGAACCAGATGAAACCATCTTGGCCCATAAAATAACTTTGTTCTGCCATAATAATCCTTTAATCAGTCTTTTGACTATTTATAAGGATTAGTGGAAGTCTGGATCACGCCCTAGTCGTGGAATATTATATTCTTCTATCTCTATATTTTGTATACCCTGATCCTTGAACATGGCAAGTGCAGTCAAAGCATCTTCTTCTGACAATTTGTCGGCAAGTATTTCTTTAGAAACTATTCTGTAATAAATCATGGTAAATTATATTTAGTGAATGAAATTTTCAATATAACCATTGAGCTATATTTTTGAACTCTTCACTTATACTCGTAGCACCACGAAACTCCATACCAGTAATTGACTGCCACGGATTCATTCCAAGGTTTCCTGCTATAACAATACGATCATGATCACATTCTTGTTTTGGCACAGAATGCCTGATCCACCTAGGAAATAAAATCATGTTACCACTTTTAGGTTGTATTGAATGTGAAGAATCATCAAATACCAATGGTGAGCATCGTTTACAACACTCCACATTATACACCCAACTCCATATCATTGGCCAATGCTCATGGGTCTTAGTATAGTTACCCTTAGAATATATTGCGCCCCAGCAATCATAGGGCATTAATGGAACACCCGGCCTTGGTGAATTTTCATATGCAACATCTATCGCAAGTCGGCACAGTTCCATAAAATCTGGATTTGATTCCTGCATATACCAACCTGTCATGCTTCCTTGTACATTGGTGGTAGACTTCTGTACATCTCCGATATCCCGGCAAGCTTGTGCAAGTCGTTTTTGAAGTTCTTCGTTTGAGCAATCCTTTTCTACCACAGGAAATTTTACATCAAATTCTACGGAAGAAGGATTAGTTCTTAGTTGCCTAAGTTTCTTTTCCTCAAGATCGTTTTCTTTTTTAATATTAGTCACAATAGATTTTAATGAACTCATGTGAATGGTGGCTCCTCTGGATACCAATACCAGCCTGTCGCAATATACTTAGGGTGAGAATGTACAGGATTACCACGATGCTGATACATCCATGCAGAAGGAAATACGCAACCCATACCTTGCCGTGGATGTATACGAATTTTATCGTATAAGAATTCTGTCTCACCCTCTCCTTCTGGAATATCATTCAAGTAGATAGTCCATACCAGCGCTCGGGCACAGTTTTCCCAATGACTTATCTCTGAATGAAAATTATGAAACCCGCCGCCCACAGGATTTGTGCGTTGTATTTTGGATTCTGGTGTA